GGTTTCCTTGTCAATTCCAATGGATTTCAGAATGCGCCAAGCATCCTATGCCACAGCCCTCTATTCCCTGAGATAGATGGATTGTTGAGATTGATAAGGGGTTCCGAGCAACTTCAGGGCTGCTTTTTGGAGTATGCCCCTGACGTCCCAAGAATCCAAGTCTCCCTTGATAACTATGGGGTTGTGGAGGGAGATTGCGACGTGGAGCAACTTGCCATCTGAGAAATCCACGTCAGATTCCCAACAATAGTCCGAAATTCGATTTTGGGCAACACCCTTGTCCTTGGCGAAATGGAAGCCAATGTCGCCTTTCTTGAACTCGTCGAAGTCGTAGTGGGTTCCGTGCCAGGCGAAGGTGTTGTAGCCCCGTGACTACGCCTATGCCATCGCAAGGTTGGTGGCCAGTTCTTGGTCTCCACCTCGGATGGCATTTTCGTATTGAGTGTCAATCAAGTTGACATCACTGAGCGTTGTTGAGAAGGGCGTTCGCATGTTCGATGTTTCCCTCCATTATGCTCGAAGTCACGTCCATCAACAAGCAGCTTGTGCATTCCTCAGCAAGAAACCCATTCAACTGGCAATACATCTTCAACGCGAACCTCAATGGGTTGGACTGTTGGATGTCGTAGCACAGCTTGGAATAGTATTTCGCCTTGAGGATGTCCTCGTATTTCTTCTCCATATGCCACTTCGTCAGCCACTTGATGACAGACGCGAAGCAGAAGTCCAACTTGAACGCATTGATGAGGTCAATGGGTTGGATTACGAGGGTGCCGTATGTCTTTGCGAAGTCAGGCATCGTACAATTCCTTTAGACGCGCGCAGCCCACCGAAAAACTTTCCTTGCGGCCAGACGGCAATTCGACATCGACTTTCGCAGTCAATCCAAGATATTTCGGCTTGTCATTTAATTCGACGACTTCGACATTGAAGTTTTTGATGCAATCTCCGTCCTCGTAGTGAAACCTATCGTGTGATGACACCGCCCGAACCATGCAGAAAATGTCTTGCTTGAACTTCTTCAGGTCGTATTTGGGATAGTCGTATACATTGCTTGCCAAGTATCCATATATCGTCCATGTGAGAGTGGGCTTTATCTTGCTCCACTCGTCATATGCCTTGGCGTCGTCTTCCTTGGCGACAGCACTACCGGCAAGCAATGTAGCTCCAATTCCAGCAATGAACTCTTTTCTATTTGTTCTCATCAGTCCATGTCCTCCCCAACGAGCTTGTCGAGGTTCTTGGCTGGCTTCTGTTCCTCGACTTCCCGCTCTTCATGCTCTTCTGGTTCTTCAACTGGCTCTGCATCATCTGGTGCCTCGTCCAATGGGGCTGGCTCGTTGTTTGGCGTCAGAATCAGCTCGGTGACAAGCGCAAGCATCTCCTGGTTCTTGGAGTTCTCGAAGTGCTTGTCGCACTGCTTCTCCACGATGTCAGTAGCCTTCTCGGCGTCGCCATTCATCGAAAGTTCGTCGGTCTTCGCCTGAAGGTCAGCAAGCGCGTTGAACTGCGCTTTCTTGATTCCCTTTGGGTTGGACTCTGAATACTTCATGTTCTCCGGAATGTTCTCGAAGATGACATCCTCGATTTCGGCGTTCTTCTCGAACATCTCGTTCTGAACCTCTGCAGCCCTCGTGATGTAGCCCATGATGGTGTTCTTGTCGTCCTCGTTGTTGGCGAGGTCGAGATTGGTGATGGGCTTGGTGAAGCGAATCTCGATGCCAGCAGAGTCAAGCGCGTGTTTCACCTCTGGGATAAGGCGCGCAGCATAGAGGTTGGTGATGATGTCGAGGGCGTAGGAGTCTGCCTTTGGCGGAGTGCTCTCCTTTGGCTTGCCACCCTTCTTGAGATACTCGAAGTCCGCTGCCTTCTTGAACATCTTTCCAAAGAAGGACTTGAGGGCTCCGTCAATCTTCTTCTCCCTCTTCTTCTTGTCCTCCACGTCCGCGAAACCATTGAACAAGCCAAGTCGCTCTGCGACATCCTTGAACTCGTCTGCAACGTTGTCAACCATGAACCCTGAGAAGTCTCGCTTCATGTTCTTGAGGGATTCCTTGCAAGTGGAGTTGATGTCCGTCTTGACCCTTGCTGCGTCCGCGATTACGCCCTTCAGGTCGTCGTACTGGTTGTTGATTGCCTTTTGCTCTTCGTTATCTGACATATTGTATTGTCCTTTCGTTATTGAATTATACAAGCTTGACGAACTCCAGATTGACACCGGCTTCCTTGAACATCTGCATTGTCATCTCTGTGCTTTCCCTCCACCTCTCGGGAATTTCCACGTCAGGGACGTAGACGTTCTTGATTCCAGACTGAATGATGAGCGCAGCGCAATGGGCGCAAGGGGGCATCATCGTCACGTAGAGGGAGCAACCATCGAGTTTCTGCTTTGCGAACATTATGGCATTCTCCTCAGCGTGGAGAATCATCTTGTACTTCGTCGCCCTGTCCCCAAGCCTTTCGTTGGTGTCCTTCACGCCAACGGGAAGTCCATTGAAGCCAGTGGAGATTATTCGGTTCTGCGAATCCACTATCACTGCACCAACCTTCGAGGACGGGTCCTTGCTCCAAGACGCAACCATCAAGGTCATGTCGAAGAACCTCTTTTGCCACTTGGTCGCTTGCTTTGCCTTTCTCTTGAACATATCGTCTCCTCAACCAATCGAATAGCCATTGGACTTGAGCAAGTCAGAGACAGTTGAATTGGTCTCCCTTGCGAGGTCAGAAAGGCTCGAAGCCGCATAGTGGAGAACCATTTCCTGCTCCACGGTCAAGTGCAGTTGCGAGTCTGGCGACTCGATGCAATCGTATAGGTGGTGGTCGTCGTCGAACACACCAGCCTTCTCCGCATCCTCTCGGTCTTGCGCAAGCTGGGACAGTTCCTCGTCCGTCATGTTCCCCAATACAGAATCAGGGTTCTTCATTTCGTCTTTCATCTTTGTCTCCTTTGTTGGGTTCATAGTGCAGAAATGAACATCTTGGCGAGAAGTCCGATTGCAACTGCGCAGAATACCACCAATCCCCAGGTGTATATTCCATTCTCTATCCGGTTTCTACGTTCGATTTTCTCTATTTTCTCGTCCATGAATGCGGTTCCTCGCTTGCTACATTATACCACTTTCCAATCCAAAGGTAAATATAGATACAACACAACACAACACAAGAGACACAATCATGGTATACGACAGAGACACACTTGAACCATTGCACGGACTCACCCCATAGGGCGAGGAAATGAGATAGCGCATTCTCGAATGGAAGGCTGACGAGATTCTGTTCAAGCACAAGCACCCAATCAAGTATTGGTTCCAGAGGTTGAGGAACTGGATTCAGTCCGGAGACTCGATGTGGACGGGACCCGAATACGACGAAAAGGAGAAGTACCAAGATGGCTTCTCCTATTCAAATCGAGATTGAACTGCAAGGAAATCAATGGCTTCTTGAACTGTCCCTCGCAATCGAAGAGGACACGAGAATGTTCACCACGTAGCCGGTGACGACAAGCACCATTATGGGCAGAAATCCCGTGAACAACTTGAGGACGAACGTGGTGCAAAGGAACGCCATCAGGCTTGCCATTCCCCAAGAGGTCAAGCAGAACCCATGACGCTGGGACAGAGTGTCCTTGCCATAGTGGGTGGATAGGATTCCCGGCAAGCAAGCGAATGCTGACCCATAGCCTGCGTGGATAAGGACAATGCAAATTGCTGCAGCCAACGCCCCAATCCCCGTGGAATATGCCAGGATTACGGGAACCATCAAGACAACCTCGACTACTGCTGTGAGAACCCACACAAGGCTTCGGTTCTTGAGGAAGTCTCCAATCGCGGGGAACACGAGCCGACCAACGCCATTGAACACGCCACAAAGCATCATCAAGGTGATTACCGCCCCAGTGGAGAATCCCAACGTGCTCAAGAAGGTGGCGCAAGAGCCAATGAGAATCAATCCCATCGAGATGTTGAGAAACATGAACAACCAGCACTTCTGAAAGTATCTGTCCTTCAAGGTCTCCACGTATGAGAACGAGGACTTGACTTGCTTCCTCAACTTCACCAATGCGTACTTGGGCTTCTGAATCAAGACCACAGCAACCAAGAGGGGAATTGCATATATCCCTGCAAGGGCGAGGAACGTCCCGCCAATGCCCAAGGTGGGAAGGAAGATTCCAAACAACCAAGCGCAAATGGAAGAGCCAAGTCCGAACGTGAAGATGGAAATTGCGGTAAGCAAGCCCTTGTGCTTGGAAGCCGGGAACCAAAGCATCATGTTCTTGTTTGGAGTGACGTAGCCACAACCCTCAGAGATTCCACAAAGGACTCCAACGCCAAGGTAGAGAAGCCAAAGGGACTTCACGAAACACGCCAAGCCACCAAGTCCAAGCCCAACAACCAACAGAATGGAGGAAGTTAGCGCAGACAACTTGATGTTCCTCTCGGCGAGGGGCCCGAACATCGCAGCTCCCATTCCAAGGAAGAAGATGTTCAGGCAGAACGTGAACCCAATTTGAAGGGCAGTGCAACCAAGCAACGTTGCGAGGTGGGGGACGAACAGGCTGAATGCGTAGCACCAACCAATGCAAAGCGTCAGAAGGACGCAGGGGAGGACTGACCTCCCGAATTTGTATGTAAGTTTCATCGTGTATTTTCCTTATGAAATGCACTTGAGGTGGTCAACCACCTTCTGCAAGTTGTCGGCGTCCTCCTTGCGCAAGATAACCTCGTCGAACGCCCCATAGCGGCACTTGTAGCCGAATACATACCTCACGGCATGCCACAACCTGCGCCAAAATCCATAACAGTTCGCCAGATGCACCCTGACGTAAACCTCGTTGTCGTCGTTGTCCCAACTCACGATGAGCTGGTGCTCTGCTGACGAGCAATCGCAAAGCAAAAGAATCTCGTTGTCGTTCTTCATCTGTATCCCTTTCTAATCCACGGCCATAACCACAAGAGTGTAGCCAATATAAGTGATTGGACGATTGCCTCGCCAACCATTCCTGTACCAACGAACAAGAGCAGAGAAACAAGGGCTGCCACTATCCCCACGGGCCAGAGACCCTTCACGACATAGAACAGCCAACCACGCTCAAGTCTTTCCAATTCCTGGTTCTCGTTTCCCATATCAACCCTCGTGCATGCACCAAGTGAGGGAATCCCACTTGAGGTCAGACCAAGAAAGCTCCTTGCCATCGCAAAAGGCGTAGATTCGCCCAGTCTTCTTCTCCTTCTCGGTGAGGTACTTGTCGTCCACCTTCATGAACTCCAGGAACTTGGGGTCGTTCGGAACGATGCGCCCATTCTTCACGAGGTATGTCAAGACAATCTCGCAAATGCGGTCGAACGTCCCAGCCTCAGAAGTCCAATCCTTCTTCACGGCATCCTTGTCCCAGGAGCAATCGTCCTTCTGACCATACTCGCCGAACTTGCCACCACAGAACTCGTTGTCGTCGGCGTGGACGAAGAACCTCGCGCACCTGGAGCGGATAACGTCCAAGTTGGTCATCACGCCAGCAGTCTTGTACATGTCTCGGACAAGGGCAACCAACTCCTTGGAAATCGGCTCGTAGTAGCCATACATCCCGGTCTTCGGGTCCTTGTCTACGGTGCGAATGAACCTCTTGCAGCCCCTCGCGCTTCCACCACCAGCAACGCTCTCCAAGTCGTACTTGTGGATGTCGTAAATCTCGGCAATTCCCTCGATGGCGTGGCTGAACTGCCTCCCAGCCTCATTGTCGAGCATCACGCCCTTCGTGCCATCGCGCTTCACCGCTCTCCTGCAATTGTTGGCAGTCCAACCCTTGAGCAAGCCACCCCAACGGGCAATAGCCTCCTTCTTGTCGTTCTTGTCACGAAGGTCGTAGACGTAGAACGGACCGAACTTGCCATACTTGAGGTCGTCCTCATGCCAAGTCGGATTCTCCTTCGCGCTTTCAAGCTGACTCTGCTTGGTGTTCTTGTAGTTCTTCACGCCGTATGCGTCAACCAAGGCGTCCAGAATGTCCTGCTTGGTGATATTGAAGAAATCGAACACGTCCATGTTCGAGAACACGAACGAAGACGAACTGGAATTTGAAACGTAGTCTGTACGAACTTTCATTTGTCAATCCTCATTGTCGCAAAGTTTCTCGCCAAGCCAATCCAATATGTCCCGACGCTCCCTTGGGGTGTGGTCGTCCACTGTCCAGCACATGACTTGCTCCCCATTCTTGCGCTTCACGTCGTGGATGTCCATCTTCTCCCCAGGAACCCCATACCTACCCCAATATTTGGCGTCGTATACCATGTCAGTGTCCCATTCATCGCTTGCAAACTTCCTGACCTTGTAGAGTTGAAGGTTCCTGTAGGTGTCTATGACGATGGGGTTCTCCCGAATGTCGAAGTCCATCATCAACTCCGGCGTGAGCCTGAACACGTAGTCCCCATCGCAAACGTTGGGGTCAACCAAGAAGAACTGCTCGTCCTCCTTGAGATTGTCAAAGTCCTCTATGGTTAGAATATGCCCATCGTTGGGACAATACTCTGACCCGACGACCATGAAACTCGAAGAGCTCGAATTTGAAACGTAGTCTTGCCTTATTTTCACTGCCAGTAGTCCTTTCACCAAACATTATACCATATTGGCGTCTGGATGTCAATGGGGGTTTGCGAACAAACAACCATTGATTGCCTCAAGGGGGGTTCAGAAGCAGATTCCCATTGCTTCAGTGTAGGAACCGAGGGAGACCAAACTGCCATCGTGTTCCAATATCATGATGTCTCCGAAGTGCTTGGACTTCGTTATGGTCTGAATCCCCACGTGGGTGTAGATGGAGACCTGGGGATAGCCAGCTGTCCCAGAGGTGTTCTCCGCACGAACTCCAATTACTTGGGTCGTGGTGGTGGCATCTTCGTAGCCATCTCGGAATGCAATTGTCTTTCCAACGAGGAAGCTCAACTTCGCGGCAACCTCCTTGGTGTCAATAGTCACCTTGCCATCTGCGTCCTTCTCAATATTCATAGTCAACGCCTGCTTTCTCCAAAAGTTCCTTGAGACCATCGGACATCTCGTCTGACTTGACGATGCGCTCCATTTCCCAAGGGGTGGGGGTCACGTAGTTGTTCCTCATGTTCTCCACGGACTTGTCAGGGACGCCGTGCTGGTTCTGAAATTGCGTGACAAGGTGAATGAACACGACCTTGTAGCCACATTCGTCGGCCATCTGAAAGTAAGCCTTCCTGTCTGATGGCTTGATGTTCGTGTTGGAGACGATGACGTTCTTGCCAGTCGCCATGACCTCTCGGGCCTGCTCCTGGCACCACTTGTGGGCTTTCCAAAGCAACCTGGGGTTGAATGCGTACTTGCCCTTTCCCAAGATGTACCAGAACTCGTCAGCTTCGCAAATGTCCCCAATGGGGTCGATGTACTTCGGAGCCAACTCCTGAAGCTTTTCTGCGAGTGTGGACTTGCCAGCGCCTGCGGCTCCCGTTATGAGGAACAAATACTTGTTGTTATCCATTGCAAGACTTCCTTTCAATCTTCAATGCCTGTTTTACCAGTTCTTCCATGTCCTTCTCGAACTTGTATATTTCCACATTGGACAACCAACCTTCAGAAATCCCGTCCACGTGGTCGCGCCAACAGCACTCCGAGCGCAGGTCTCCGAATTTCTTGACGCGGTTTTTCATTTTGAGAAGAACCTTGTGCAATTCCTTGTTATCCATTTTTGGACATCTTATTGCAGATGTCCTCGCACATGGTATGCTCGACTGGTCGTTTCTATGATATGACATCTTCAAGCCCCCCTTTTGAAAAGAACCTTGTGCAATTCCTCGTTATCCATTGTAAGCCTTTCTGAGATTGTCCCCAACCTCGTCAGCAAGGACTTTCATCTTCTTGTAGATGTCCTCGCAGTAGGTGTGGTTGCTCTCCATCGTCACCTGCTCCAACTCCTCCATAAAGTTGTTCCAAGCGGCGCAAGCGCGTTTCGCCCGCATTTTCACTCTCGATTGGTCTATGCTTCTCCAAGCCATTATCTGTATTCCTTCATGCTATGTCGTCGTAGGAAATGGTGTCCTCGATTTCAGCCACCAACCTGACCTTGTGGAACTTGGGATATCCCGGAGCTTCGGAGAAGTAGATGGAATCCACGATGTCCACCAAAGATTCCTCGTTGTCAACCATCTTGGCTTCTGTGATTTCGTCAGTGTCGATGAAGTCCCCACCTTCCAGGACTTCCTTCAAGAAGTTTCCTGGAGTAAGTTCCAATACCCAACCGGTATAGTCCTGAGTTGATTCTTTTGCCATCTTCTTCCAATTCATGTCATTACCCTCTCAATCAATCCTCATCATTCTCTTCGTCTTCGTATTCATCTTCATACCCATCATCGTCTGAGGCTGAAATCCCAAGCTGGTCGAGAATGAAATCCTGCTCGTCCTTGAAGAAGTCCTCGAGTTCGTCTTGCTCCACTCCATTGGGGAACTCGTCGGAAACCACGTTGTCGAGCGCGTCCCATTTCTCCGTTTCGAGAATGGCATTGTAAAGTTTGAAGTATGGAGAAGAAGTCTCCAAGTCATCGTCGCGGTCAACGAGTTCCGAAAGTTCGTCCCAAGCAGATGTACGTTTGATAAGTATCATTTCAATTTGCCTCCATTGGTGGATTGCCACTATTTACAATTCGCTATCTTGTTTTCCAGTGAATCGAACACAAGCAAGAGTGCATCCAAGTCGTCCTTCAATGGCTCGATGTATTGGACGAGGTTTGGCAAGTTGACCCATTTCTTCTCCTTTGGGTTGAAGAAAAGCAAACCCGACTCGTTCTCCCCAGTGTATTTCATGTTGATGGAATCACCCACGTACACGTTGATGTTGGAGCCGAAGATGTAGACGAGTTTCGCCACGTTGGAGAACTGGAATTCTGTGAACCAATGGTTCTTTGGCAGCCAATGCTCCAAGATGAACTTGTCAGCCTTCTCCTTGGAAACTCCCATGTCAAGCAACTTGTAGTGGAACTTCCTCATAAGGCGAATTGAGAACTGCCCACACCCGGCACAGGCGTCACAAGTACGTGAATCCAACTTCAAGTTTGGGAGTTCTGGAGCCACCATCTCGTCAACCAACCAAAGGGGAGTCGTTACGAATCCAAATTGCTTTTGACGCGCCTTGTCTGTGACTTGTTGCTGACCACTCCCCTTCTCGAAATGGCGGACAGAGAGGTCAAGGTCGATTAGACCTGTGACCTCCTTGAAACGAGACTCTATTTCAGAAATGGTCATTTCTTGAATTATTGAATTTCTCGGACGAGAACACCGTTATACCTCCAAAACGAGGAGCCACTTACTTTCTTTCCAAGCATTTTTTGTGTTAAATCAGTGAGTGTCTTATAAGGCTTCCCATTATATATTACAGAACGAGGACCAGAAACAGTACATTTCTTTAATGGGTCGTTAATGAAGTCAAGCACAGCTCCGTATGGGATTTTTCTCTGGTCAAATGTGAGTTTATCACCCTTCTTCCACCCGTGGTTTAAGGAATTTTCTGAGATTCTGAACTTGGTATCCTTGCTTGGAGTGAATCGATACGTATGCTCATCAAAACAAGGGTCATTTCCAGGATTCATCTTAATAGTACGTCCAACTGGTCCATTTTCAGACGCATATTCACTAAATAGGTCAAACAACATACTTGGAGTCATCTCATAGAACTCCTGAATTTTTGTTGCGTTAACCTCTGGATGATGCTTCGCAATCCACTTGTGGAATGCCCTATCTTCTTGGCAAGCGGCCATATCAAGTATGGCGAGACAGTGCCATTTTTCCCCACAATTCCACTCGCTATGATTCGCCTTCCAAAGACGACTTTTCCAACTCGCGGAACTACCAACCTTTACCCGAGAGATTATGTAGTCTCGGGTAAAGGCGTAAATGTAATTGTCTAACTTCTTCATTAGTTCTTCTTGACGTAGGGGTTGTGAACAAGCCCAAGTCCCTCAGAGACAATCTGAACAGTCTCGCCATCTATCGTGAACTTCCGGAGATTGGCGTACTTCACCTTCGGGTTTTCTACGCGCTGAATGGCTCTCATGCACGTTGCACTCTTGTACGCTTCCAGCTTGGGGTCATTCTCAGCACCCGACTTGTACTGGAGAATGAACTGGTTCCACTTCGCACCAACAATCTCATACACTGCCCCGTTGTCATAACGCATCGTCTTACCCTTCAAACCAAGACGAACCTTAAGCTGTTCCTCTGTCGACATGTACTTCGTGCGCCCCCCATTCGACCCAACGGTCTTTGACTTTGGTAGAACCGGAAACTTGTCCTTGGAGCTACCAAGGAAATCCACCCCAATTCCGCAAATGGCACGTACCAGAACCTCACGAATGGTCTCATTCGGTTCCTTCGCGGCGCGAACCATTGCACTGACATACTCTTCGTTCTTTACCATCATTTGATTTGCTCCTGTTTTACTTATTTCTGTTTTGTTTGATTTAAGTGTTGCGAAGACCATTGTCTCACACAACACCTATATTATATCACACTTTCCCTACCAATGTCAATGACCATTGCAATAAAATTTCACCATCGAAATATCCAATTGGAATGGCAAGACACTTCGATGGTGAAATTCCTTATGCAATTAGCTTGCCTTGAAGCCATTCTTGGTGTATGCCCTGCGAAGCGTGTCTCCCACTTGCGCGACATAGCCCCTCTTGGCACGAGTGGTTGGCTGACCCATCTTGATGCAATGCCAACGGCCGTGCTCAAGGGCTGCGTTGGAGTTCTCGATGACCTTGCCGAAGCCGGAGAAGGAAGTAACCTTCCCAAACTTGGAAACCATGTCGGGAGAGTAGTAATTCGGGCCCTGAACGAACTTGAACTCAATGCCACCCTTCTGGGAGTTCTCATTCACAACTTCAGCAACGACATTGTACTTGTCATGAAGCCACTGGCTTCCGTTGGTCACACCCTTGTCAACCCACGATATGCCCGTATGCTCTACTGGCTGCCGCCTTTGAGAGTCATTGGCAGCCATCGTCTTCATGAAGAAGTCGTGGGCAACCTTGTCCCCATAGGTCTTCTGAAGGTAGTTCATGTAGTAATACATGTCGTTGTCATTCATTTCTATCATCTTGCTCATTTTTATCTCCTTTGTTGTAATTTAATTTAGTTCACCATTGGTTGGTGATGGCATATTATACCACTATTCTCCTTTGGTGTAAAGACCTATTTTCAATTATTCCCAAAAATGTTTACGTGACGCAAGGTGATGGTTCTTATGGAGGGCTTTTGGTGTATGATTTGTGGATATGTGGCAAAAGCCCTCAATAACTTGGCAAGACGTGACTCAAATGAAGAAAGGACGCCCAATTGGGCGTCCTTTAGTGTTCTTCAACGAATCATTGTGACACTTCACTTACACCTCTTCAGAAGTTCCTCCCGAATCTCTATGAGAAGCTTCCCATTCCAACGCCAATAGTTGAGAGGTTGGAAACCCTTCTCGTACTTGATTCCAAGCAACTTCAACGTTGCTGTGGTGAGCGTCGATGACTTTCCATTACACTTGACCCTTCTGTCAGAATCCACGACCTCGGCGAAGATGGTTGGGTCTGGGACATATTCGAGTTTGTCGCCAACCTTCGGACCAAGCTCCTCGAACGAGCAGAAATTGGGACTGCTCTTTGGTGTCGAATCGTTCTTGGCCCGAAGGAGCGTGGTTCTCCTTGGAGCTTCCACGACCTTGGGGCAGTTGTGGGGCTTCATCACCGGAACATTCACGATGTCGCCAAATGGGGTTTCCACAGTGGATTCCTCCACATCAGGCGTTGGATTGGGTGGGACTGTCGGGGTTTCTGGCTCGTTGTGTCTGCTGTCGTCCCCACCAATGGTTTGGTTGAGGACTTCTGGCTCGATGAGGAACGCCCTGTCCACGATTTCTGCCTCTGCCCCCAATGACAATTCGTATGAACGGAAGAACTCGAGTGGTATGGTGACAAGTTCGACGCCCTGAGCCTCAAGTTCCTTGACCTTCACGCCAGAGCCGTGGTAGCCATCGGCCAGGTCGGAAGTCGAGTGCCTGCCAACATAGATTTTCCTGATGGACGGAACTATGGTAATGTAGACGAAGTGGTAGAATCCAAACTGCGTCTTCACCGGCTCTTGCTGCACTTGCCATATGCTGTCCTTCCCATGCACGAGGGTTCGCCAGTTCTTGTAGATTTCCTGCTCTCCGAGCCACGGGCAAAGCTCCTGAAGCTCCCTTCTGAATTTCGCGTAGTTCTTTGTCATTTCAGCTTGTCCTTTCGTATTGGTAGTCCTTGTAGTAGTTTGGTATCTTGTTGTCTATGAATGTCCAAAGCTCGTCGTCTATGTTCCACTCTTGGCGCAGGGTGGAGTCCCTCCACTCTTTCGTGAAGTCAAGCCAGGGAATCTGGGTCAATTCGCCCCTCATCAGCATGTTCGAGAACTTGAAGATGGAAAGCGCGAATCTCACTGACTTTGTCTTGAGATAGGTCAAGAAGTTCTGCCTTTCCAGCTCGGTCTTGAATGAGAACATTCGCTTGTAGCTGGTGTCTGAATCCCCTCTATTGCAAAGGTTTGACGCGATGGCATCCTCAGAGCCGGGGAGTATGGTGTAGAAGTCCTGCTTCAACGCGCAATCTCCATCTTCCAATGGCGGGTGTCCGCGCATGGTGGACATCTTGAACCCAAAGTCCTCTGTGACCTCGTATGCGCCATGTCCTCCAATCGAACCATTCCTTTCGACCAATGGCATCAAGTTCTCGTTGACCCACTTCAAGAACCTTGGATAGTTCTTGCCATAGTGGTGAACCTCGTCGTAGTTGGCGAGATAGGTGCAGTGGGTGTATGCGTCGTCCTGAACCAATACCTTCGTGTCGGACTTGTCAGAATCCCATCTCGAAACCACTACAGGAACGTACAACTGTATGTTGAAGAGGGCGTTGCCCCAGAACAAGTGCACCGAATCGAACTTGGAAACGTCTATCCTCTTCATCTGCTTCTGAAAGGAACTCCGCTTGTGGGAGATGAGGTAGGTGGAGGGATGCACGAACACGATTCTCTTCGACACAGAAGAAAGGGACTTGTGTATGTCTATGTCAAGTCCCTTGGTGTAAGGTGGATTGGATATGGTCAGGTCGAACTTCACTTCGCCTTTGCGACCTTCTTCAGGAGGCTCTTGCCCTTGCGCGTAACCTTGTACTCGAACTTGGAGTTGTAGTCCAGAATGTCGTGGTAGAGCATCTGGGCGAACAGCGTGGAATTGCTCTTCTTGTGGTTGCCCCAAACACCAAACTGAATGTCAGAACGCTTGCATCCGGGGTGCTTCTCCACGAACTTCAACACCTTGACATATACCCTGTCCTTGGTTGGAGACGAGAAGTTGTAGGTGTGGTAGGGGCCGTAGCCCCAGACGCTTCCCTGATAGGGGTGGTCAACAGTGTAGTTGGGTATAGTTACGTGGCGCATAGTTGCTCCTTGTCTTGGTTGATGATACGCTATGCCATATTATACAACAAACCGCGCCAATTGTAAAGGCGCGGCGTTGATGAAGAAACAGAACCAGGGAAAATTGTGAATTGGCGTAACTGAGTCAATTTAACAGATTGATGTTGAAGTAACAATTCACTCACCACTGGTTCTATTGCAATTATACATCAAATTGGTCTACGGGTAAAGCCAATTAAAGTGCCATCTTCTCGATGTCCTCGACCATGGACTTCAGGTGTCCAACCTTGTACATGGAGATTACGTCAAAGATGTTGTTTGACCACCCAGAGACGTTCAGAATCTTGAGGTTGGGGTTGAACACAGAAGTTCCGCTCTGCGCCCTGATGTTGCAGCACACCGTAAGGCAATTGGGGTTTATCTTTCTGAACTCCTTGAACAAGTCCTTGAACTTGACTCGGGATGTGCTGGTGCAATCCCAGCCACCCTCGCCACCATCGCCAATCTCCATGTCGGAGAACACGATGAAGTTGTCGATGTGCTTCTTCTCCTCGATGACATTCTTGAGGAAGGTGTACAATCCGTTCTCGGTCGCCCCACCACACTTGTCGCCCTCGCCGTAAGTGCGCTTGTTGAACTCAAGCAAGCCAATGCTCCTGTCCATTGCAGGCGAGATTAGCCTGTCTCCGAACATGCCAATGTAGACATCCTTCTGCTTGAACGCCACGATGGAGCCGAAGAGATTGCCAATGTGCGCCGTATTGACGCTGCTCCAAGGCGAAACCTTGGAATCTCCACCCCAATCCCCACGCACGGAGCCGGAGTGGTCGATGAGGATTGCGCAATTGCCCTCCAACTCAGGGACGTTCTCGCAAGCAATGGACATTGCGGTCTCAAGAGCCTTCTGAACCTTGGACTTCAGAGTGTCAAGATGAGAATAACTCATATTTGCCAAGTCAGACTCAAACGCCACCTTGGTGCCGGACTCCTCGTTTGCGGCATAGTCAGAGATTTCCAACTTGCCAATTACGTCATAGGCTGACATGAATCGGAAGGGGAGCAACCGGCTGTTCACAATCTTGTCGTGGTTCGTGAGTTGATTGATTGCCTCGTCAATCAAGTCTGGAGCATAGAGCATGATGTTCCTGAGGTTGCGGAGAAGGTTCATTATTGGCATTCCCTTCTCAAGCACCGACTTGATTGCGTCGTGCTTCGCCAGAACAAGCTCCTGCTCGTTGCTTGCGTTCTGGCCAGTTGCTGACATTTCCTTCTCCAAAATCTTGGAATCATATGTCCCATCAAGGGACTCACCATGCATCAACCTGCGATAGGCTTCCCTGTTCTTGTCGGTTGGGGTCGGGTGAATGAGGTTCACGATGTCCACCAAGGACAGGGACTTGCCCTTCATCTTGTACTTGTCAATCTGATAGGGCGAAAGGTTGGAAAGAACCGTGGAAAAGCCCCTCTTCATCGCATTTGGTATCTTACGGAGCTTTCCTGTGGAAGAGCCATTGAGCTTGCCATAGCAAGCAAGAATCTCGGACATGTCGTCAGGACGAAGCACGATATGCTCGTAGAAGGACTTGAGCCATGCAGGGTGGGTGGAGTCCTTGCAGACGAGAGCAGCAAGAAGATGGCTCACCGAGCGGAGGTTTCCCTTCGTCCTGGCATAGAGAGCAAGCTTCGCAGTGAACTCGTAGCCACACTTCTGGGCAAGCTCGACGATGTTCTGCGTCAACTGGTTCTCGGAGACATAGTATGCGTCAGTGAGAAAAGTGGTCATGACCATGGAAGTCAAGGCTTCCTTGTCAGACAACACATATGCTTCCTCGCCCATGAAGTTCTGCTCCATTGGTGCGCCAGCCTTATTCTCGTTGAACTTGCTCATTTCTCCTACTGTCCTTTCTTAAAGAATGTTGCTTGGGAAAGTCTGCGAAAGAAGGTTTAGTGCGAATTTCCAATTTGCGTTGAAGTATCTTTCACATCACCACAAGCAACAATCAAATTATACGCGAAACCCCAAAATGAGTAAAGAGGGTTTCTGCAGATTTTTTACATTTGGGGTTGGACTGGAACAGGCTTGATTGGGGTGTTGACCACTCCAGAGAGCGAGAGCAACTGAGCACCAGCTGCTGCGCCATTCTTCATGGTCTCGATTACTGCTGCAGCGCTGTCCACAATGCCCTTCTCCAGGACGTCAATCATTTCCCCACTTCCAAGGTCAACGCACTTCGTCCAAGCTGACAATGGAACGCCATACGCCTTGCTTTCGCCATGTGTAAGATGCTCTTCCCTGTTAGCCTCCTGAACGAGACCCAAGGCGTATGCGGCGTTCTGCTTCCCTGAGTTGCCACAAATCGTGAGGAATGGCTTGCTCAAGGAGTCTGCGAACACGCGGAATCCAGCCGCCTCTTCCTCGGTGAGTTCCTTGACGTGCTCTGCCAACCAGGCGTAGAGTTCGTCCTGGATTGCGAGGTAGGTCAAGCCACAACCTGGGACAATGCCCTTCTTTTGGGAGCTTGATACGCTTGCAAAAGCGTCATCAACCAAGTCCTTTTTCTCGTGCATCTCTGCCTCTGTAGCCCCACCAACGCTGATGATGCCAATGCCAGAGACCATACGCGCCTTTCTCGTCTTGTTGATGTTTCGGTCGTAGTCGGTAGCCTTTTCGTCAGCGAGTTCTGCGTCGATTTCAGCAACTCGATTGTCGAACCTCTCCTTGTTGATTACCGTGGTGTCGGCGATGATGGAGGTGGATTCCGCAGTCACGATTACCTGCTTTGCGGAACCAAGGATTGTCGTGTCGGAGCAAACTGATTCCAAAGTCAATCCAGTTGCAGGGGAGATTACCTTGCCACCTGTGACAACCGCCAAGTCCTCCATCATCTTCGTGCGCCACTCGCCATAGTTCGGACCGAGTATGGCGCAAATTGGCAGACCGCGAATCTTGTTGACGATGAAGGTGTTGAGGATGTCCGGGTCGTAGTTCTCAGCGACCACGAGGATTGGACGGTTGAGTTTCGCCAACGTGTCGAATGGCTTGAGCAACTCACCAAGCACTGAGAGCCTCTTATTCACGAGCAATATCACTGGATTGTCGAGGACAGCCTCGCCATGTGGGTTGGTGGCGAAATACGGAGACTCGAAGCCCCTGTCGATGGTCATGCCATAGACAATCTTCGAGGTCGTCTTGTCAGTGTTCGAGAGTTCCACCCTCGCCATTCCGTCCTTGCCAATCTTGGAAAAGACGTCTGTGAGAATCTTGGCAATCTCGTCAGAGCCATTGGCAGAGACCTTTGCCACGTTGTAGATGTCTTGGTCGTCCTTGATTGGGGTCGCAATGTTCTTCGTGACGATGCTCTGGGCGAGTTCGCTTGCCTTGGTGATTCCATTCCTGAGCAAGTTGCCATTTACGCCCGCAGTGAGGAAGGTATGCCCCTTCTGGAAAATCTCGTTTGCGAGGATGCAAGTCGCCGTAGTTCCATCGCCAGCCTTTCGGTTGGTCTCGTCTGACGCCGAGCGAATTACGGACAATGCTATGAAGTCCGATTCAGTCTCAGGCTCGGTCATGGAGCGAAGCACTGAGATTCCGTCCTTCGTAACTCGTGCCGTTCGGCCGTTCAGCAAGAATATATTATGCCCAAAAGGTCCAGCAGTTTGACTAACTATATTGGCTATCTTTTGGGCTGATTTCTTGATGCCAAGGAGGACATCTTCAGTGTTGTCCCTTACATGTGTAAAATACTGTTCATTATCCATTGTTATATGCCTTTCTTCAAGTATCAATTATACAACATTTGAGAAGTTATCTATATAATTGTAAATAGAAAAGGTGAATGAGTCCTGGCAGACCCACCCACCGAATCACTTAAGATACTGGAGATATCTCAAATGACAAACACAATTATACGTCAAGAATAGATTGGCAATTTGTCTAATCAAGAATTGATAGGTTTGATACAATCGCTCAATATAAGTAAACATGGATTGTTCATTGTCCTCAGAAATAGGTTTCCGGAAATATTGAAGGAAGTAGAATCAAGGACTATATTTCTGGACTCATCTTATCCTTTCGCTGCCCGATTATATTGTATCGAACACGATATATCAACCCGACCGACATGTCAATGTCCTAACTGCAACAATCCGGTAAATTGGAAACACCAAGGATTTGCCCATCACTGTTCCCATAGATGTAAGGCGAACGACCCACAAGTTCAAGCACAAAAGAAGTAGACGAACAAAAAGCGTTACGGAGTTGAGTATCCAGTACAATGTTAGGAAATACAAGATAAGATAAGAAACACACTCAATAGGACACTTGGTGTCGATTATACATTTCAATCAAAGTTGGTATAGAAGAAAACACAAGAAACAATGACTTCTCGATACGGAGTTAAATGTCCATTATAGAATACAGAATTCAGACACAAGGCCGAACAAACAAATCTTAATAACCTTGGTGTATTGCATCCAGCGCAATCGAAAGTCATAAGGGATAAGATGAGTAAGACAATGATTGACAGGCATGGTGTCAAATGGTTTCCACAATCAACGTCATATCACAAGAAAGCTCACAAACGGTATACCAATTCCAAATACCCAAACATGACATTTGGTTCTTCCTGGGAGTTCAAGGTCTACGACTTTCTCACTGAAAATAGAATCGAATTCGAGTATCAACCAGAAATATCCATTCCATATGAATATGATGGAACTCAATATACATATCACCCCGATTTCAGAGTTGGTGATAAGATAGTAGAAATTAAAGGCGAACAATTCTTCAGAATCAACGAAAGTACAGGTCAAGAGGAAATGTACTGCCCCTGGAGAGGAAAAGAATGGGACGACGAAAAGTATAAGTGGGAATGCGGCAAATTCGAGGCAAAGCATCAATGTATGATTGCCAACGACGTTCTTATCCTGAGAGAAATTGACATGAACAATCTTTAGTCTATATTCATGTGATAGTCTTGCATTCAGTTGCCCAACTCGAATGGTAAATAGCAACATGGCAATATCAGAGATAGAATTGAAACGGGATGGCAGTCGTTAGACTTTCACCCTGACTCTTGACCCGAATGGTGGATACATAATGCGGGAAACCTATGTAAAGGAACTGAACTCAGAGGGAAATATAGAAACAAAGACAATAGTTCAATATACAAGCGAGCCATATACAACATCTGTCGAATTGGGAAAAAAGATTTAGGAAGTTACTTGGATACCAAACGACGAAGAATAGGTAAAGAGACCTGGATATACATTTCAAGGGTGGTTCAAGACATAGAGTGGATTTTGGACTCCGCCAGTAGACGAGCAAGGATAGCCAAAATATCCATACAAGGAGCAGATTAAACTTGAATCGGACGATACTTGGCGTTGGAAACAAGATGCCACGTTCGAGGCCAGATGGAATCCAGTGAATTGCACCTTGACTTGGGACTCGAATGGGGGAAGCACTGCAACGAGAGTGGACAGGAATGTGAAATATGGTTCAATACTGGGAAGCCTGAATTCGATAAACATTGTCCCAACCAGAGCTGGATACACTTTCCTTGGTTGGTTCACGCATCCCACGCACGGCGTCCAAGTTGGGAAATACACAAGAGTTGAAATGCAAAAAACAGGGGCGCAGTACAAGCAAACGTACTACGCCCATTGGAAATTGGACTCTTCCGGGACTTAAATGTTGTCCACGTCAACTGGTCCAATGTACCTTTGCTTGAACGTCGCTCTGAACGTGCCATCTACTGGCGCAACGTCCCAAACGATGTCGCTCAAGAATCCCAAGAAGAGACGGGTGGGGGAAGTGTGGCCGTAGTCCATGCAGGAACAACCCATCTTGCCCCTCACTGAGCCACGAAGGGTCTTGAGAATGTCTCCCTTGAGCTTGCCATGTCCAGACAGCTCCAACATCAGGGTATTGTCCTCCTTCAAGACGTTAGTTATGTTGTAGGACGGCTCGGCGACGAAGGAGAATGCAGCACCACCTTGGGTGAACTTGAGCGTCTTGTTGCTGCCTATGCCAACTACCAAAACTTGATTGTCGTCATAGGGCCAGTCCCAGCACTCGTAGGTGACAGGCTTACCGTTCACCTTGTGCGTCTTGTTGTACAAACCCTTGACTTTGACAACGGTTTCCCCAGGACCAGAATAGATGAAGAGCAATTCGCCCTTGAGCGTCTGGGGCTGGTACTTTCTGTATCCCAGGGACTCCATGTTGTTGTATACCCTTGGTACGTACAGGTGCATCGTGAACGAATACGTGTCCACGATTTGGGCATCTACTGCAAAGCATAGCAGTGCAGCGACCATTGACAATATAGCTTTCTTGTTCATAGCAACCACCTCCATTTTCTTGTATGCCCTGTCGGGCATGATATTTACCATCTTGGGAAATATGTGACAAGTGGCAACTTTCAGAAACACTTGTCAATTGTCATAAATTCGGCGAATGGTAAATAGCAACATGGCTATAATACAGAACAAAGAGCAAAATGGTCTTCGCATAGGAAGCATGCAGAACTTGTATTCTGAATCTCAGTTGCAAGAGAACTACATTCGGGACCAGATACGAGCCTATGGACAGGACATTCGCTATTGGAAGTTGAAGACACCCTATCCAGAGGTGTTCAAGCCCATACTTGATTCCAACAACCTCGCAATCCACGCCTATGGGGAGGGATATGTTCAAGAATGGGAAGACCCAGTTGGAATGATTGCCTTGCTCAAGTTCGAGTCGGATGGAATCAACTTGAACGCCTATGGCATCATCCCGGATTCCACGATAACGATGTGGCTTGACCAGACCGACTTCGCCATCTCGCTTGCCAAGAAGCTTTCCCAATGGAGGGAATACAAGGTGGTCGGACATTCCGAGTTCATCTTGGACTTCGAGAACGACCAAGACCTCATTCAGAACAGGGACAACATTCTCATTGACTTCAAGACCGACTTATTCGATGGCGTGTTGAGGCCAGTCATCACCGACAGGACGTTGGACCAGTTGCTTGTTCCACAAAATTGCGAGGAGATTGCCTCTCCATTGCCAATCTCGATGCCTTGCGACATCTTGGAGCATGGAGACTTGAAAATCGACACCGGGCGCATAAACCCACTTCTCTACAAGGGAGACCACTACGACCCATTCGAGGACGACATGGTGGATTGCTACTTGCACCTCGAAGTGACGTCAGTGCAAAAGGACAGAACAGGGGCAATAAGGATAATGGGTGGCATACGTGGGGGAGTCATCTACCACGACACAACAGTAATTGGCAAATACATAGACAAGGTGAAGCCAGAGGTTGGGGACTTGATTGACGTTCCTGTGCCAGCAGAAGATGGCTCTTTGGGAGTCTACCGCCAGAAGTACGAGATAGTCCAAATCGTGGAGAATGGCGCGAACGACGCAATGATGAACCCCTTCTTGCGCAAGTACCTCTACGAAATCTCATTGAGGGCATACGTGGCAAGCGGCCAAAAGGAGCCAGACGAGCAAATGGACAAGGAGGAGAAGAAGGACACCCTCGACCTCGTGAACCAAGCCGCAGAGAACGCTGCCAAGAAATTGGGTCTCTACGAGGACTTCGAGGACAACGTATATGGTGGCTTCCAAAAGGTCAACCACCGTGGAAACGCAAGTGTTCAGAGAGATGCCACGAAATCCACCATCAACAACTTCGACCCTCCAAGCAAGGAAGAGATAACCAAGAAGAAGTTGAAGAAGTCTGTCACTGCCTTGTTCGCGTTCAAGGACCAGAAGATGGTGCTTTCGCTTATCTCTGACCCACGCAACAACAACTCCTACTTGAAACTATCTCCATTGAAGAAGTCAACAGACTTGCCAGAGGGATTCCAATACATGGAGTATTTGAGGGCAGACGACGACAACTTGGTGTTGGTGGACAACAATGCTGCCTATTTGCTTGCCAGCAGGTTCAAGAGCCCAGAACTCGACGATGCGACCTATTGCATAAAGCCAATTCGCTTGAAGCACGAGGTCTATGGTCAAAAGGGTGGTTGGGCAGACCAACCCTTCAGCCAAATGGACAAGGACAAGCAGAACGAGTTGGACATGAACCTTCAGGACTTGATTGGCAAGAACACCACGGAGCCGTGGGTCTCTGCGTCAGAGAACAGATTGACTTTCCCTTGGAGCAACACCTACCTTTATTGCGACTACGAGAGGGTGGAGGGGACAGAGGACGTTCCTGCAATGGAAGTGTGGACGTGCTATGTTGTTCTCGATGGCGACCCAGAGAAGACGCCATTGCCAATTTGCTCGTTCATCAAGAAGCCAAAGAATTAAGCCTTGCGCGTAAGTTCTGCAATTGCAGCATCCAAGCGTTCAACGAACTCCTGACTCTGACCCTTGTCGATGACGTTGTTCAAGTCATTGTAGACGTCAGTTACGTTGCGCTTGTCGCTTGGATTGAGCTGGCAAGTGACCCTGTTTCCATTTTCGTCAAGCTCCCAGCACTGAGGGTCGTTGTGAAGCACCGAATGACTCAAAATGCCACCAGCGTCGTGACCCAATGCGCCGTATATGTCGCCACAACCGATGTACTCCAGAAAGTCCTTGACCTCCTCCAAAAGAACCACTATGTCTGAAACTCTCATGTCAAGTATTTACCTCAATCTTTGAGAAATATCGAATCCAGATGCTCTATGTCAGATTGTCTCAGAATTATCACACCATTGGCAATCATGCACTGATGCTTTGCTTCAAACTGACGGCACTTCCAATCATAATAGTCATTTGACCATTTTGGATTATGATAAGGACAATACATTTCTTCCTTACCAGTTGATTCATTGATTCTGAAGAAATGGTCTCCTTTTACTTCATATACCCTTCCGTTGATTAGAAAATCCGGATGATAAGTATGAACTTTACCATCATACTCATATTTATATGAGATTTTTGGCGAATACTCCACCAAGATACCATTGTCTCGACAGAACTCATAGACCTGGCTTTCCCATCTCGAATCAAACGAAATACCAGGATATTTCATAGACTTAAACTTGTGTCGTTTATTCTTATGAAATTCATATGTTTGGGAGGGGTGTTCAACTCCCTTGGTCTTAAGAAGTGTCTCTCGTGTCTTTTTCCGTATGTCATTGCATTGAAGTGGATATTTCGCTCCATGATGTTCAAGCATGGATTGACGAGCCTTTGCATCAATTGCATCGTTCTATAAGGAACAAGTGACACCATATCTTTGCATATTTGTAGCAGCAACCTTTGCCTTTACTTCAGGAACAGATGATGAGTGAATGCCTCCATGCTTCATCTTGTTGTTACGAATAGCCTTTTCCTTGATTTCTGTTGATTTCATCGGATGGCCGCCATATTTGGAATTGAACGTATTATTTCTCTTGGATTTGGTCAATGGCGAAGCTTGCAGACAAGTACAAGAACAATACATACGAAACTCTTGTGTATTTCTACACCAATCAACTAACGAATGTGTTGGACAATTTGGATTCTGACATCTTGGTTGTTCCTTCAAGTTGTACTTAAGGCAGTATAATCTTGCGGGAATTGGAACTGACATAGTTCGTTCCTCATAATATCTGTTTAAGAACCTTGTTCGTTCCACAAGTTCATTGTAAAGTTTGGGATAATCTTTCTTTAGAACTCTACTTAAATGAGTTGTATCGGATGGAACTTTGTTTACTGAATCCACCAATTCTTGGTTGGACATTTCGCTATAATTGTCTTTAGTCATAATCAATACCTTACTTATTGCTTGTGATTAGATGCTCAGGAGAACGCCAATTCTCTTGGGCATCGTTCTATTGATATTTACTATTATTCTCTACCTTTTTTACGGTCCTCTGGAAAGACTAAACAGTTAAGAATTTCACGTATCCAGTAAAGCCCCTTCGTGAAGTTGTCCTTGCCAATCTTCTGACGTTCCTTCGCGTTCTTTTCCTCAGTGGTTTGCAATTGCTTCACGAGGTTCTGAAGGTCGTTGTAGGTCATGTGCTCTTCCTTGTCGAAGATGCATGTGCCATACCTGTAGAGGCAAAGGCACTCCACTTGAAGGACGAATCCATAGAGGCTTCTGAGCATTCCATAGAACAAGCTGTAGAAAAGGCTCGATTGGGGCAAGCCGTAGTCGGTGTCCTTGTGGCATTGTGGGCAAGTCTCAGAACTGAAGCAGTTCTCCAACCTGTTGATGAAATATCCAGTCACCTTGGAGAACACGCCAGATTCCTCGTCGAACATCACCATAGAGGGCAGTGCGTTAAGGCAATCAAGTCTGTCCTTGAAGTCG